ATTAAAGCGATTCTGCTGAGCCTCAGCGTCTTTCTGCATTTGTGCTAATTCTTGATTAGCTCTTCTTCTAGCCTCTGCGGTTTGAGCCCGCATAGCTTCAGCCTGCTTTCTAGCAGCCTGTGCAGAAGCATAACCTGAATATGCTGAGGCTGCTGTTAAGCCTATAGCTAACCAAGGGATTGCCATTTAACTGTACTTAGTTTCTTCTTGTAGTCTAAACTGATCTTTCAAATGACGTACAACAGACACCTGACCAGCATTAAACCATATTTGTTTCTCTTCCATATTAATATCTGGAGACTTATCTGGATAGACCTCTTCTAGGTAATCGACAATTTGTTTATCAATGTTGGGGGTCATAAGTTAACCAATAGTTAAACCAGTCTTCTTTTTATCTCTTAATTCTTTAGCACTTTTAGTTGTTGATCCTGGCTTACCTGTACCTCCTACTCCTGGTCCTTTAACAACAGTGAATGATGGAGATGGACCTTTAGGCTGTCTAGCTAAACGCTTCTCCATTAAAGCGTCTTTCGCTTGCTGAGATTTTAATCTAGCTAGTTCATTAGCCTCTGCAGTTTTAGCCTCTGCTTCTTTACCTTTTGCATAAGACTCAGTACGAGCTCCTACTGTTTCAGCCTCTTGACGGCTTAACTCAGCAGCTTTGTAAGCAGCTTCAGATTTTACAGACTGAGCTTCTTGCTCAGCTTTTACTGTATCGTAAGTACTTTGTGCTTCTCCAATCTCTTTAGTTATTCTTTCAGCTTCTGTTTTAAAAGCAGCGTTGGCTCTGTTTGCTTCTGCAGCAGCAGCTCTAGCAGCTTCCTCTGCTCTTCTTTCCTGACGTCCAGATTCACCAAAAGTTATTATATTCCTAAAAAACCTACCAATCCTAAAGTTAAGTACAGTAATAATAAGACTGTCTTCTTCTTTCTCCTCTTCTTTAGGTAAAGCATCTACATAAGCAAATTCAAAACCTTGTGGAGGATTTTTCCACCAATTTATAATTTTATCAAGCATAACTAGGAAGGTCACTATTACTGGTTTCAAAGAAAGCTGGAACTCTAGCTCTTTTAGTTTCTTCTAAACCCCTTGCTTTTCCACTATACATAAGATTGTCACTCTGTTCTAGCCAAAACTGCTTGTTAAGATAACGGTCTTCTGAATTACCTAGAGGCTGTAATACCCAATTAATAGTAGCCTTTCTTAATTTATCTAATGAAGGACTAGGAGTCCAACCATTCTCCTTACACACAAGACTATGACCAGATACGTGTACAGTTTCATCACGGCTGATATCTGCTGATGTAACCCTCATACCAGTGTCTCCATTGAATCTGAAGAAAGGTAGCAATACAAAAAAGATAGCTTTCTCAATAACAACTGCTTTTAAAACAGTATGGTCAGGGTGAGCTTCCCAAGCTGCTCTTAAACGTAAAGCCTCAGCTTCAGCCTTCTCATCTACACCGTGAGCTTGAGCTATATAGTTAAGAGCTATATCGTGCTTGTCTTCATCCTTGACGTTATCAATTAAAAGCTCTCTAGCAAGGGCTGGTATCTCATCAATAGCTGAGTTAATAAACTCCCCTACTGGTAATTCAAGATGCCTTATAGCTAGAGCACGTTTAAGCGTCTCTTCTGCACCTTCTTTTACTTTTCCTTTGGTCACTTTAACTGGTGTCCAAGTCCTCTTTCTCTCAAGAAGCTGTTGATATGGGTGTGTTCTCATTCTGCACAATCGCAAGTTGGTACTTTATCTTCTGCCAGGATCTCATTCAAATACTCGTCAACATCTGTATCGCCTAAAGCAGAATACACGTCTGTTTTATCTTGAGTATCTGGTTGTACCTGTAAAGAATAGTATAGACTTTTTAGCGGTGAATTTAGCCATCTTGACATAAAATTCCTGTCCATTTTTACCACATCTGACCACCAATTCATAGAGATTGCATGGGCTAATCCAGTGCTATCCATGAGTCTTTGCCATTCACAATTCAACTCAAAGAAAGTATCCCAACCTACATCTTGTGCGATCTCACATTTAGGATTGAACTGATAATGCTCTACACCCAAAGTAGTACTATCACGATCTATTTCTAAAGCTACTGGAGGTGCAATCTCAGGAGTTGTTGTATATCCTTCTCTATCTTTATAACGATATGCACAGGAGGCAGTAGGAGCAACAGTAAAGGCTCTAGACATACCATTCTCATCAGCTACTGCTGCAGCTTCTATAAATCCAGCCCATATATATTCAACAAGCTCCATAGCTTTAAGCTTGTTAACAGGAGTGCCATCACCCTTCTTAGGTACGTTTAAATTTCTATCACGAAGAGCATTTACAAAATCCTTGTAAGTTATACCTTCAATAGCTAATAGGTTGGCAAGTCCTAGTACTCCTAGACCTACTTGCCTATCTTTCTTACTGTAAATACCAGCATCATCTACACCAGTTCTTTCATAGAGATCACAAAGAAATCTCATACCATCCCCAAAGGCTGCAGGAATATCTTCTAACTTCTTTATCGCTCCCAAATTTATATGACTCAAGAGGCAGGTATCCCTTGATTTAATTAAAATCTCTTGACAAACATTATGGAAAATACGTTCTCCATTCTTGTCATACTGCTTCTTAACAATCCATATATCACCCTTACTAGCTCCATCCATAATCGCCTTTAAAACATCAGGCTTATTAATTACATCTGGCTCAACGTTAACAGCACGTTTAAGCCACGGTATGCGAGCACGATCATAATTGATGAACTCAATAATGTCAGGATGATCCCAGTCCAAATGAGAAACAATCGCCCCATTGCGATACTGACCCCCACGTCTGAGTATTTCGTTGAACTTGGAGTAGATCTCCATAAATCCACAAGGGCCGCTAGCAACCATTCCGTGCTCGTTCTCAGTTCCTTTTGCTCTGAGCTCTGAGAGATGTAAGGAGACTCCTGCGCCATAACGAAGTGCTTTAGATGCGAATAAGAATGAACCCTCGATACCATCTGGATCCTCGTCCATAGTATCTAAAACTTGCATAACCGTACAACTGACTGGATAGCGTCTAGTGGGGTTCTTAAGCCACGAATCAACCCTCCCAGTAACAGCTAAAACTGAACTTTGTTCCTGCTCTTTAAGTTTCATAGGTCTGTGAGAGTTGGTGGTTGATAATTTTTACCTTTTTGTACCTTCCCATCTTTAAAAGTGAAAGGTAATTTTGAATTGTTTGAATCAAATAATCTTTTAAAAGCCTCGTCTACATCAACATCCATGATGTGTAGTAGGCCATACACAACCCAAATTAAATCAGTGGCTTCTTTAATAATGTCACACCGATCAAGATTGTTATATGCGTGTAGTAACTCATAAAACTCTTCTTCAATGAATGTCATTTGAAGATCTTTAGAGTCTTCATCAGTAGTCACAAGTTGCCCTGCACTCTCCATCCACATCTGAACTTTTCTTGAGTTGGAGGTCGTCATCGTTGGCTTGGAGAATAGAGTTGTATAAGGAAGAATCATAAGGCTTAATCTTACGCTCTTCACGTTTTATTAAACGATTGAGATACCAAGAGGCTTTCTTAAGATCTTCTAAACCGTTTTTCTGCTCATATCGGGTGACGTATTTTATTACGTTACCTTCAAGAAAATCGAAAGCATGACTCTCAATATACTCAATGCACTCGATTACGGCTTCGTCTCCATAACCGTAGTAATTCGGGTTAGTGGGGTCCATAATTGAGGTTCATCAAAGTGGTAATCAGTATCCCGTAAGATACGGGCTAAACGTGCTTGAGTTATAGCGTAATTTTCGCTAAGACCCTTCTTCTCATAAGTCTCTACTATAGTTCTCCATGCGGTGGCAGACGAGAAGTCTTCCATCGGGATGAGCTTTTCTGCTGTTTTTGGTCCACAACCAGGGCAGCCAGGGTAATTGTCAACAGTGTCCCCAGTGAGTACTTGACGATAGAAAAAGGCATCAGCTTGTTTTTCAGTAATTAAATCAATGTCACCTTCTTCATTAAGGTGGAAGCCTGGAATCTGCTTAAGATCCTTGTCACCAGACCATATGATAGGTGTTTGGCCTGCGTTACGAGTGCTAAGAACACCTAGCACATCATCAGCTTCTAGCCTCCACCAGCATTCAGATAAGTAATCTTTCTCAAGTCTTCTACGACACTCCTTATAACCAACAGGCTTAAGTCTGTGCCTTGTAGCTCTTCTATTACCTTTATAAGAGGGGTCAATCTTCTTGCGAAAATTATCAGGACTACTCCAACAAAGGGTTGTCCATTTAGCTTTTGTTTGACTTTTCTTAATGTTTAATAAGTCATCAAACAATAGCATCACTTCCCTTACAGGACAGTGGGTAGTAATGACATCTTCCATCCATTCTACTTCAACCTCACAGGCTGAAACAGCTTTG